CCTAGTTTCTTCTGTTCTACTTAAAATGTTTTTGCGTATAGTTTAACGGCCGTAGCTCAGCCACGAAATTCTAATGCCTTGAAGGCATAGACAGATACGAGCCAGTCTACCCCTTTTGAATTAGGGATAGAGTAGGCCCGTCTCAAGTTGCTTTCTGTGATGGAAGAAGAAGTTCAGTAACGAATGCCTTCTTCTGACTACAGTATGCATCCAATAACATTCTGTTTTTCACAGGTTTAGAGGAAATAAACGTCGCGTCCCGCTTATTATAGACAAAGTCTTTGCCACTTGAGATAACATCCTTATGTTTTAACCGAAATTTCGAAGATTTAAACATCCCCACGGTATGGGACGGAGTTTTAGCATTGCCTTTGTCTACTGCAACACAGTTTGGTAAGAACACACGATTATAATAGTTGCTTTTCAAAGTTTCGATTAAACTTTCGGAAAGTGAGCTGTAATCAAGATTTGTGTTCAAAGAGCAAGATATGTTGCAATAGATACCAATGTACAATGCCCAAATGTTGCTAATTTTCTGAGGAAGTTCTCTAAGAGATTTTAAGAAATTAAAGTAGTTAAAGCTATTACTGGAAGATGCCATTGGAGACATTAGCCTTTGATAAAGATTTTTAGACGAGATATGCGGTTCATCTTTGTATATACAGTACTTATAAAAGGAGCACTTCTCATCAATGCCTTCGGTTTCTAAGTTTTTACTAATCTTAAAGTCCGAGTCAATGACCTGACCATATTCTTCTTCTACGTGACTGCGATATATATTTCCATCAACGACAAAACCAGGTTTTGAATATGAAAGAAGAGTATCATCGCCACCGACAAGAATTTTAAAATCTTTACTTTTCTTATTCTTGTGGAAGTAGTATTCAGTATGACATATTCGCCAAAAATTAGCAAGAGATGTAGAAAGTGTAGTATCTCCCTTGCCTGAGCTAAAGCCGCCATAGGTCTTATACATCTCACCCCCTGGACAAACATAGATTCTATTTATCATAGAAGAACAAAGATAAGAAAATAAGTTAAGTATTTTACTATCTGGTTCATAACATGCTAGAGAGGTAGCTAGAGATAATATCATGTACTGTTCTTCCTGAGACGCATCAAAAGCATTAACGTCTGTTTCAAAAAGAGTATGAGCTCCATGGATATCGTCTCTTTGCCTACGCCACTGTCCATTTGCTATGGAGTTCCCAATATAAATTGGCCCCGTCCCTCTTATCTTAAATAAGTCGGAAACGGGTTTTAGAAACAACGAAGTAATTATTTCACGATGCATTTCTGCCATGTGTACTACCCTACTTTTAGCTTTGCCTCCACCAAAGAACGTATTCTTATTACGCTGATTACGAGCACCTATTGCAAAATAAGCAACGCGTTCACAAGGTATGCCATTTATAATTCGATGGTAATCTGCAAAAGCTCTCTTGCGAGCGTAGTAGCATGCTTCCCTTTTTGTATTTCTTTTACAAAAATGATAGTCACGTACAC